AGAAGGGCAAAAAAGAAGCTGATATGTATGCTAAGAAAACAGGTATGAAGAAAAAGCCTGCACCTAAAAAGAAAGCAATGGCTAAATGAAAAAGGACTCACGTTTAGAAAGAGCTGGAGTATCAGGCTTTAATAAACCTAAGGCTACTCCTGGTCATCCTACTAAGTCACATGTAGTTGTTGCTAAAGTAGGTGATCAGGTTAAGACTATTCGTTTTGGTCAACAAGGTGTTAAAGGTGCTGGTGCTAATCCTACAACAGCTAAAGAAAAAGCCCGTAAGAAATCATTTGAAGCTAGACATGCTAAGAATATTTCTAAAGGTAAAATGTCTGCAGCTTATTGGGCTGATAAAGTAAAATGGTAAAATCTAAAGTAAACTCTGCTAATAACTATACAAAACCTTCTTTAAGAAAAAGATTGTTTGAAAAGATAAAAGCAGGTTCTAAAGGTGGAGATCCAGGTGAGTGGTCTGCTAGAAAAGCACAACTACTAGCTAATGAATATAAAAAAGCAGGTGGGGGTTACAAGTAATGGCACTAGCTAAGTCTCAAAAGTCATTGAAGTCTTGGACAGAGCAGAAGTGGACCACATCCGATGGCACTCCTTCTAAGGGTAAGAAACGATATTTACCTAAGAAAGCTTGGGATGCTTTATCATCTTCCGAGAAGGCAGCTACTAATAAAGCTAAAGCTGAAGGAAATAAAAAAGGAAAGCAGTTTGTTAAACAACCTAAAAACATTGCTAAAAAAACTGCTAAATATAGATAATGCAAGATAAATATCAAGTAGTACGAGAACAAGCAGAAGCAGACTTATCAATATTCATTAGACTCGTAGCACCTCATCTATTATTAGGTGGAGTACATGAAGAGTTAATTGAATGGTGGAATAGATCTGAAGCTAAAAGTAACCAGTTAGTATTACTTCCTCGTGGTCATTTAAAAAGTAAACTAATTGCTTACAGAACTGCTTGGTGGATTACTAAGCACCCTGAGACTACTATCTTATATGTATCTGCTACTGCAGACTTGGCTGAAAAGCAGTTGTATGCTATTAAGCAAATTATTGATAGCCCTATCTATCGTAGATACTGGCCTGAAATGATTAACATAGAAGAAGGTAAACGAGAGAAGTGGGCAGTAGCTGAAATTGCAGTAGACCATCCTAAACGTAAACTTGAAGGGATTCGAGATGCTACATGTAAAGCTGTTGGTCTTACAAGCAATACCACTGGCTTCCATGCTGACGTTGTCGTACTTGACGATATTGTGGTACCAGGTAATGCATACACGGAAGAAGGTAGAGATAAAGTAGGAGCTGCTTATTCACAGTTAGCTTCTATTGAAAACCCAGGAGCTCTTGAGTGGGTTGTTGGTACTAGGTATCATCCTAAAGATATTTATGATACTATGGTTTCTATGAAAGAAACTATTTATACACCAGATGGTGATATTGAATCTGAAGAAGAAGTTTATGAACTTTTCCAACGTGTTGTAGAAACAGATGGTGAGTTCCTCTGGCCTAAACAGTCTAGAGAAGATGGTAAGAAGTTTGGTTTTGATCAGAAAGAACTAGCTAGAATTAAAGCTAAGTATGTAGACAATACACAGTTCTATGCTCAGTACTATAACAATCCAAACAGTTTAGAGAACTCTAGAATTAGTAATGAGAAGTTTCAGTACTACGAAAGAAGTTTACTAAACAATAAAGAAGGTGATTGGTACATCAAAGACAGGAAGTTAAATGTCTATGCAGCAATCGACTTTGCGTTCTCGTTACGTAAACAGGCTGACTTTACAGCCTTAGTAACTGTAGGTGTTGATCACTTAGGTAACTTTTATATCTTAGAGATTGACAGATTTAAAACAGATCGTATTGTAGAGTACTTCAACCATATCTTAGCTGCACAACAGAAATGGGGTTTTAAGAAGTTAAGAGCTGAGGTTACTGTAGCTCAACAAACTATTGTAAAAGAACTTAAAGAGAGTTACCTAAAACCAAATGGTATCCCTCTATCTATTGATGAGTTTAGACCTACTAGAAGTATGGGTGATAAAGCAGAGCGTATCAATGCTGTACTAGAACCTAAGTATGATAACTTACAGATATGGCACTATAAAGGTGGTAACTGTCAATCATTAGAAGAAGAATTAGTAATGACACATCCTCCTCATGATGATATTAAAGATGCTCTTGCTAGCTCTATTGCTATCGCTATTATTCCTAAGCAAAGAGTAAACAGTTTTTCTATGAATAATAATAATGTGTTAACCCATAGTCGCTTTGGCGGTGTGGCTTTTTAAGGATTAAATATGGCTGGCAAAGTAGCTCAGATTCAACAGATTATAAGTAGAGAGTCTTTACCTAGACTATTAACTGGTCTATATGAGACTTGGAGAATCCAACGTATTGAGAAAGAAGAAGAGTGGCGAGAACTCCGCAACTATCTTTTTGCCACAGATACAACTAAAACTACTAATAGTAAACTACCTTGGAAGAATAAAACAACTCTTCCTAAACTAACTCAGATTAGAGATAACTTGCATGCTAACTACATGGATGCTTTATTTCCTAATGAGAACTGGATGAAGTGGGAAGGTTATAACTTAGAAGCTGTTACTGCTAAGAAGAGACAAGCAATTGAATCTTACATGAAGAACAAGCTTAAAGAATCTAAGTTTAGAGAAACTATCTCTCAATTACTGTATGATTACATTGATTATGGTAATGTATTTGGTGAAGTTACTTATGTAAATGAAACTAGAACAGATCCTAACACAGGTGAAGTTAATACTCTATACAGAGGTCCTAAGCTAGAACGTGTATCACCATTTGATATTGTATTTAACCCAACAGCTGTAAGCTTTAAGGATAGTCCTAAGTTTACTAGATATGTTAAATCAGTAGGTGAACTTAAGAAAGACATTAACAACCGTCCAGATCTTAAGTATGATAATGCTGCTTTTGAAAAGTCAATGAATACTCGTAGAAGTATTTCAGCATTTAGAATGGAAGATGTACACAAAGCAGAAGCCTTTATGGTAGATGGCTTTGGTTCTCTACAAGAATACTACCAATCAGGTTTAGTAGAAGTAATTGAATTTGAAGGTGATATCTACGATACATACAATGATACTCTATTAGAGAATAGAATCATTACTATTATTGATAGAAGCTATGTTATTCGTAACATTGAGAATCCTTCATGGTTAGGTAAAGATAACAAGCATCATGTAGGCTGGAGAGAACGTCCAGATAACCTATATGCAATGGGTCCTTTGGATAACTTAGTTGGTTTACAATACAGAGTAGACCACTTAGAAAACCTTAAGGCTGATGCGTTAGACTTAACTATCCATCCACCAATCCAAATTACAGGTGATGTAGAACCATTTGTATGGGGTCCTAATGAGACTATCCATGTACCTGAAGATGGTGGTATTTCTACAGTACAGATTAACTCTGCTGCTTTCCAAGTTAACAATGAGATCTTAGCATTGCTTAATATTATGGAAGAGATGGCAGGTGCTCCTAGAGAAGCTATGGGTATCCGTAGTCCTGGTGAAAAGACAGCCTTTGAAGTACAACAGTTGCAGAATGCTGCTGGTAGAATCTTCCAACACAAGGTTAATAAGTTTGAAGTAGAGTTCCTTGAGCCTATTCTTAATACTATGTTAGAAATGGCTAGACGCTATGCTGACATTGCAGAGTTAACTAAAGTTATGGATAATGACTTAGGTGTTGTAGACTTCTTATCTATTACTAAAGAAGATATTACAGCTAAAGGTAAGTTACGTCCTATGGGTGCTCGTCATTATGCAGCTAGAGCTCAGTTAGTTCAGAACATGTTAGGTTTATTCAATAGCCCAATGGGTCAATTGATCTCACCACATATCTCAGCTAAACGTCTTGCTTCTATGGTAGAAGAGTACATGGGCTTTGAACAATATGACTTTATCCAAGAGAATGCAGCTATCTTTGAACAAGCAGAAACACAGCGTTTGGTTCAACAAGTAAGTCAATCTTTAGAGGCAGAACAAGCAACTCCTCTAGAAGAAGACCTAGTTGGTCTAGTGGAAGCAGTACCTTCACAAGAGCCAATGCAAGAATAGCTTGACTTTTTTATAAAAGTATGTTATAATAGTTGTATGGATTTAAAAAAGTTAAATAGCAAAGAATTAAGCAGAAGTCAAGCTTTTTCTTTACTAAAAGAATATTTAGTTGAACAGATTGATTTAGCTCAACGAAAAGCAGTTAGTGAGGATAACTTCTCATTACCTGCTTGGAGTGAGTTTCAAGCTTATCAGCTAGGTAATATTAAGGCTTTCCAAAAGCTTTTATCAATAATTCCTGACCAAGGAGAATAGCAGTGTCCGAAGAAAATATATTTGAGAATCAGACCCCTGATGATCAAAGCAAAGCTAACCAACCACCAGCATTCACTATTCCGACAGAAGCAAGTGATTTCATTGGTGATGGTAAAAAGTATCAATCAGTTGATGACGCATTAAAATCAGTTCCTCATGCGCAAAAGCACATTCAGACGTTAGAAGCTGAACTTGCTCAAACAAAAGAAGAACTAGCTAAGCGTAAAGCAGCTGCTGATCTTTTAGATGAAATTAAGTCTGGGCTTCTACCTGAGAATACCACTCAAAAAGTAGAATTTGACCAAGATAAACTAGCACAACTCGTAGATCAAACACTTACTAATAAAGAAAGACAACGTGCAGCTCAACAAAATGCCGTATCAGTAGCTAATAAGTTTACTGAACAGTATGGGGAGAAAGCTGAAGAAGTCTATAATGCTTTAGCAGTAGAGTCTGGTATGACTGTGCAAGAATTAAATTCACTAGCTTCACGTTCACCTAGCATGGTTTTAAAACTAGCTGGTTTACAGAAGCAAGAGAGTATTCCAGGTAAACCGACAAGTTCTGTGAATACTGAATCTCTAAACAATAAACCAAACAATACTGCTTCAGCTAGAGTACCTCAAGGTGCAACTACTAAAGATTTAGTAAATGCTTGGAAAATTGCAGGTGAAAAAGTTAAACAGCAAATTACTACTTAATAAGGATAAAAAATGTCTCAAAATACACAAAATACTCAAGCCTTTATTGAGGCTCAACAGTATTCTCAATTCATCTTAGAAAATATCCATGACTTCTTACTTCCAGAAGGTATGTGGAGAGACGTGTCTGACTTCGGTGCAGGTACAACTCTTAATATCAAAACTGTAGGTAGCGTTACTATTCAGGATGCAGCTGAGGATACACCTTTAGCATTTAACCCAATCGACACTGGTACTATCTCATTGTCTATCACTGACTACGTTGGTGATGCATGGAAAGTAACTGATGATCTACGTGAAGATGGTTCACAAGTAGATGCATTGATGTCTATGCGTGCTATGGAATCTACACGTGCTCTTGGTGAAAACCACGAAACACGTTTCTTGGCAGTTGCTGGTACAGCTCAAACATTGGCTAACGTTAACTTGGTTAATGGTCGTCCACACCGTTGGGTAGCTGGTGGTGCAGGCGGTACTTCACGTAACATGACGTTAGATGACTTCATTGCAATGAAATTAGCTTTTGATAAAGCTGGTGTTCCTGCAGGTGGTCGTATTGCCCTTGTTGACCCAATCGTTGAAGCTACATTAAATGGCTTACAAAACTTAGTAAACGTATCTAACAACCCAATGTTCGAAGGTATTGTTACTGAAGGTTTTGCTCGTGACCATAAATTCGTTAAAAACATCTTTGGTTTTGACATTTACACTTCAAACTTCTTACCAGTTAAGACATCAACAGAAGCTATTGACGCATCTGCTTATGGT